ATTTTTTTTATCAATTTTTTTATAAGATAATTATATGTCTCATAATTTAAATTTAGAAGTATATGAATTTTTGCTAAAAGATTATCCATTTAATTTAGCTAGTAGCGGAATTTATAATTCTATACCAGATATAAATGTAAGAACATTATCAATTGAATCATCTGATATTGACGAATGTGGTATAGTAGCAAATGAAGTTAAACAAGATGCGATTGATGAAGCTACTACTTTACCTAAGGATATATTTAATCCCAAAAGAGAAGGAGATTTTATAAATCATAATAATATAAGATCATGTGATCCTATCAAAAGTTCTACAATAACAAATACACATCCAATTAGTTTAAATGTTGATAAAGAAGATGCTTATAAATATTCATTTAATATATTAGGTATTAATAGTAGAGATTTAATTTTTTATTCTAGTATATATGGTGCTAAAAATACAGGTATTGATGCATCAATATATGATGAAAAAATAGTAATGGACCAAAAAAATGATAGTGGACAATTAGTTATTGAAGCTTATTTTCCATCAATGATAATATTATATAATGATATTAAAAAAAAAATTATTGAAGAATATCATCCAGAATTACAAAATCATAATTACGATGAAGTAGAAATATTATCTAGAGTTATTCGTGACCAACATGGTATTATTATTGACCCTTTACATAAAACATTACCATTTATTACAAAATATGAAAAAACAAGGATTTTAGGAGAACGAGCAACACAATTAAATGCTGGTGCAAAATCGTTTATAGAAGTAGAACCTGATATTATTGATGGTTATGTTATTGCATTAAAAGAATTTGAAGAAAAAAAAATACCATTTATTTTAAAACGTCCTTTACCGAATGGTGGTGTTGAATATTGGAAATTAGAAGATTTAGAAGTAATTTAGGGAAACCTACGTTGTAGGGAACCTACGGTTCCCCTACGACCTCCCTCATTACAAAAACTATAAGAAATATATACAAAATATTTTTTTTTTCAAAGAAAAAGGAGGGGTCGTAGGGGAACCTTGGTTCCCTACTTTATGTTTTCCAATTTTTACCACAATCTAAACATGTTACAAAAATAGTAGCAGGTTCATCTGCTGAACGTGTTTGTAATTCATAATATGTACATTTTTTCCCTTTACATTTTTTACATGTAAACATATCTGTAGATGCCTGGGTATTATTTGTAAATTTGTTAGCATCTTTCTTTATTTTTTCATCAATTAGTTTTTTCCAAATTTTGGGATTCATTTCTTGATGTGTCATAAAAGCTAATGTTTGAGGACTTATTTCTCCGGTTTTTACTTGTACTAGTAGTTCTTGATTTTTTAAATTAATAAAAATACTTCTTAAACGAACTACGTAAATTTGTACAAAATTAGGATTTTCCCACTTTTTAATAATTTTATGATTTGTTGCCTCTTTAATAGCATAATTGAATATACCTTTTTCTAAATTTATTGAAATTTTTTCATCAATTAATATTGTTTTTATTTTTTCGACAATATTTTTACGAAAAGAATCTGGATTTGAAATTTTATACATGATAAAGATATTATATTCAATGATATAATATCTTTAATTTACTTTCAATTTTATTTTAGGGAAACCTTGGTTTCACCCCCCCCCCCCTTCCTTGCAGGGAACCTACGGTTTCCCTGCGACCCATCCCTTTATGGAAAAAACAAAAAATACAATATTTACAGAAGGAAGGGGGGTCGGGGGAAACCTTGGTTTCCCTGAAAGGGAGGGGTCGTAGGGGGAACCTACGGTTACCTTACTTCATATATTCTTCTTCACAAAGTTCACTTGTACAATCCAAATAATTTTCTTCAGTATCTCCTGTAATTTTTGTAAAAATTGTATCAATCTCCTTTTTTTTATTTTTTGATTTTTCTTTAAAAACTAATTTAGTTTTTTTTAATTTAGATTTAATTACAAATTCATCTTCATGATCGTCTTGTTCGTCATCGTCATCATCATCATCATCATCATCTTCATCATCATCTACTACAAATCCATCTTTTAAATATCCATTTTTAGTTTTAGGAATATCATCATCTTCTTCATAATCTTCATCATCACTATCTTTTTCATCAATATCATCGAAACCACCAAACAAATATTCGTAAACAGTTTCCCATTCTTCTTCAGTTATTGAACAAGGACTATTATTTTTATCTTTGTTTGAAATGATACAATTACCAAACATTAATGTATTATCTATAGGAGGTGGAAATTCATATTTATTTTCTTGATTGGCACGTCCTGTAATTTTACCAAAAACTGAAATATAATAAGATTTATTATTTAATGAATCAATATTCCATTGTGCACGACATTTAAAATCATCTCGTGTTTTGAATCCAGCTTTTTTATATAATTCTGTTTCATTGTAAGATTTTAAAGATGTTTCTTTAATAATACCAGATTTCTCTACAATTAAAATATTAAAACTCATATTAGATGAATAAATATATGTAAGTTATTTTTAATTCAATTTTTTAAATATATTTATTGATTCAATAAAATATACGTTTATTTTATATTATGAATAAAAGTCGTATGAATAATAAAAAAAAGATGAAAGCAGGAGGTATATTAGATTATTTTAATAAACCTAAAAACAGCGTAACAGAAGAACAAAAAGAAGTAAATGGTTTTGTACCTGGAAGTGTTCCAAAAGATGATTTTAAACAAAATGAAAATGTTTCTCTTGTTGCTGATTCTGGATCAATAACAGAAAATCCAACATCATTATCGAAAGAAGAAAAAAAGGAGAAATTAAAACAATGTAATGATGAACAAAACACAATTATTAATCAAGCAAATGAAGTAAAAAATAAATGTAAAAAAGATTATAGTACAGGATTTTTAGAGTATTTAAGATTTAGAGGTGGAAAGTCTATTAAAAATAAGTCAAAAAAACAAAAAAATAAAAGAAAAACCAAAAAATGTAAAAAGAACAAAAAATATGGTTCTCGCTAAAAAATAAAAATAGATATCTTTTTTTTCATATATACTCATAATAATGCAAATATTATTTTATTTGCTTTTTAATATCATAATATCTTTAATAATTATTTTTTTAGGACATAAATTATGGAATTATTTAAAAGATACATATAGTACAAAAAAAACAAAAGATTTAGTAAATACACAAATAACAAAATATAAAAAAATAATGAAAGAAATGGAAGATAATAGTAATTCAAAAAATTTTTTGAATTTTTATGAAAAGGAAAATATGGATAGACAATTAACACAATTTTTAGAAAATATAAACAATAATGAAAAATTGATATAAAAATATTTTTTCATTATATTTGTAAGTAACAATAATAAATGGAATTATCTTATTCTCAATTATCTATTTTAATTCAAAGATTTCCAAAATTTGAACTTTTTTATGAAACGATTTCACATAATAAAGTTTCTGATTTGTATGATGTATGTTTAGCTATACCTATAGGAAAAAAATGTTTTGTTTGGTTTACATTTTATAAAGATAAAAATGTTTGTTACTTGTTTACTTTAAATAAAGATAAAAAAATATCTAATTGTAAAGTTACGAATATTACATTTGATTGTTCGTTATCATTAGGAACTATTCTTTATGGTACTTTATGGGAAGAAACAAATAATGATAATATATTATCTTGGTTTATTATTGAAGATATATTTTATTATCAAGGAATTTTGTTGAAAATATTTACTTTTCAAGAACGATTGAATTATTTAATTCAATTTATGAAAAAAACAAAACAACAATTTGATTCAAACCAAAAAATGGTATTTGTTCTTCCTGTTTTTTGGAATATAGAATTAAAAAGTGAATTATTAGAATATCCAAAAACAATTCCAGAAGAAGGATATATCAATAAAAATTCAAAAGAATATAAATTTAAAATTAATATTCCTTATCCTATTCACCATATTCAATATCGTTCTTTAAATAATATTATGCCATATATCAATATAAATAATAACAAAAAAATAACGTTTAATCAAAATAACTCAAATTCTTTATCAAACATTTTTAAAAAGGATGATTTTACTGATTATAGCAATAGAATCGATTATTTAAAACCTCAATACAAATACAAAACAGTATTTCAAGTTTCTGCTGACATTCAACAAGATATTTATCATTTATTTGCTTATGGTAAAAATAATAAACCAGTTTATTATGGAATAGCTTATATCCCTAGTTATAATAAAAGTGTTTTTATGAATAGTTTATTTAGAAAAATACGTGAAAATAAAAATTTGGATTTTATTGAAGAAAGTGATGATGAAGATGATTTTGAAAATACAAATGAAAATAAATATGTTGAATTAGATAAAATATTATTTATGGAATTTTCATTTCATTTTAAATTTAAAAAATGGGTACCTTTACGTGTTGTTGATAAAAATACGAAAGTTGTACATATATTTAGATTAATTCGTTAATATATTGATATGTATTTAGTATCAATAATTACTAAACAAATAAAATAACATCATAATATATATTATTTAAAATGTCAGGAAATGGACTTGCATATAGTGAATTTAAAAGTGATGGCAGTGTTTTACCAACAACTAATATTACTGCATTAAGTGGTAATAATGCTACTTCTTCAGATGCTGCTGTTAGTACAACTAATCCTTCTTCTACTATGACAGGTGGTAGACGTAGACGTAAGGGTGGTAATAAATCTAAAAAAGAAAAGAAAGAAGAACTCAATATGTTTATGTTTCAAGGTGGTACTGATAATAAATTAGAAAAAGAAGAACAAGAACAAAATGAGAAAGAAGCAAAAGAAGCAAAAGAAGAAAATTCAAAAGAAGAAAATGAAAAAGAAATATTTTTGGGTGGTAAAAAATCAAGAAAAATGAAAAAAGGTGGTAAAAAATCAAGAACTATGAAAAGAAATTCAAGAAGAAGAAGAAGAAGAAGAATGAAAAGTCATTGATAAATATTTACGTATCCATAATAGAAGTATCTATTAAGCATTTTCCTTGATACAAATTCTCTTTTTTATTTGTATCATCGTCTTCATCTGTATCTAATTTTATGGAATTACTTACTTTGGGTTCAAATGTTTTTTTCCATAATGTATTTTGTAAACTATCTTTCCAATTCATATTCATATTTGTATATTTTGTAGATTCAATTTCCCATATTCTATAATTTGCTTTTTTATAAAATCGTTTTCGTTGTGTCCATTGATTTTTAAAAATATCATGTTTATCAATAATATCTACTATAATCGGATTTTCATGCTTTACGCGTAAAATTCTTCCAACAGCTTGTGTAATTTCTGTTTTCGGTGTTATCATTACTAATGTAGATAGTGATTTTATATCTAATGCTTCCGCTGCCATTGCATAAGTTGCTAGTACAATTTGTTTTACTTCTGTTTCTTTTAATTTGTCTTGTTTCATACCACCAACATAATATCCAACAGTAGCAAAATTACGATGTGTAATTCCTTCGAATAAATAGGTTAATAAACAACGATTATGACATAAAATCATTATTTGTTTATCTGGTTCTTCTTCCATTAAATCTTGAATAACACGTATTACAAAATCACTACGTGGACCATATTCACACAATTTGGTAATCATTGTACTATATTTTGGATTTCCTCGATAATCTGTTTCTGTTTCATTGAATTCGCTATCATTCGAAATATAATATATTCCACGAACATTTACAATATCGTCAGTATCACGTTTTATACTATAAACTTTATTACCTATAAACATATATAAAATTTTGGTTAAATTATCTTTTCTTTCAACTGTTGCTGAAATCCCTAGCATATAAGGTGTAATGGTTTTAAAAAGTGTTTTTGAGAATTGTTCACTACCTATTCGATGTACTTCATCAATAATTGTTAATCCGAACGAGGTAAATGTATTTGGTGGAAATTCTCTATCATAGAGAGTCTGTACCATACCAATCACAATATCTTTTCCTTCGATATCAAGAATAGGGCCTTGAATTTTACCTATTTTAGCAGTTGATAAAAATTCTTCAATACGTTCTATCCATTGATTCATTAGGAACTCTTTATGGACAATAATTAATGTTTTCTTAGAAAGTATTGATAATATTTTTAGAGCCATGACCGTATTGTGTGTTATAGTAAAATCACCTAATACAAATCTATGATTTCCATCTATTTCAAATCCATAATAATCATCTTCTTCTAATTTTTCTAATTTAATACGAAAATTTAATGCATTTTTTATTTGTTTTCTAGGATATCCTTTTTTTCTAGGACATAATACTGGTAATTCTTGTAATCCTGAACCATATATAGTTGTTATAAAATATGTTCCAACTTTTGGTCCCCCTTTTGCATTTGTACATGTTTTATTTATTTTTTTTTTAAATGCTGCAAATCCTAAAGACCTTGCTAAAAATATAATATCATCTAACAATTTTTCATTCTTTTGAACAATATCATAACAGTTATTATAATAATATCCATCTGAATCAATAATACCTGCTAATAATGATAATTGATTTTTTCTAGAATTACATTTATAATGATGTGGAATATGTTTATTTAATATTAAATTATATTCTTTAAGAAAATCCATCATCTCATTATTTCTATAAAGTGAATTAATACGATAATCATATTGGTCACCTGTATATTTTAAATATAAAGATGTATGTTTTGTTTTGAAACAATCTACCATATATTTAATTACTGTGGATTCTTGTGTAGTTATCATTGGTTGTCTTGAATTACCATCACCTAACCAATATCCAAATAAATATGGATCAAATTCTAGTTCTTTTTCATCAAATTGAATAGGTAACTTGTATCCAAAAAGTGCTCCATGACATCCATTGTAAATATCTGGTAATTTTAAATAATCTTTTACGGATACATCCATTATATTTCCTTTAATATTTTTTCCGTAACTTCTTCCAAAACGTAAAGATAAAATATGGCTTTCATTTACTATATATCCATTACTTTTATTTTGATGAACTTTATACATTGTTTCTCTTCCTCTAGCTAATGTCAACACATTTCTTGGAGATGAATCATCTCCCATAATTTGATCACCTACAACAATATCTTGAACTAATTTGATTGTTCCATCAAACATTAATATTTCAGTATCTTTACCTAGGCATTTACCTGCGCCTGTGTATACATCTAATATACCTCCCCCACCATTTATGCAGTCAGACTTTACATGGTCGATATAAACCTTTATAATATTTTCTTGATAATCACGTAATGGTTTATCAAATTCCAGAGAAATATTGTCACCATCTTGTATTTCATTTTTAATAGGATGTCCATAACGTTCTATACCATAAAATCGTGGTAAGTAGATTTTGTTTTCATTTTCACGGAACACAGGAAAATAGGATTCTTCAGTAACCGCACCATAATTAATACCATTTACTTCAGGTTTTACGAATAAATCTTTACGGAGAAATACTTCATCCTCTTTTTCCAATATTTTTTTAGGAATCGTATAACCTTTTTTACCTAAATAAGCTTGGTTTATGATTATTTCTTTATATTCTGGTGATGGTTCATATATAGTTTTTTCATCATCTTTGCCTTTTTTTTTGAAACTATTTTTTTTTAAGAAATATTTTCTGTAATTCATTATAATAATTCTAATTATAATGATTTAATTTGTTATTTAGGATTTTTTCAATTTTTATAGTATAATCTTTGCTAAAATATAACACTATAGTATAATATGGATTTCAAAAAAATATTTAAATCTTTATCTAAATTGGAAGTTCTTTTGTTAATTGTTTTCATTATATATATTGTATTTCCTATTGAAACACCTAGTTATCTTATGACTTCTGTTGTGTCACCTTTAGGTATGTTAATTATATTTATTACTTCAGTATATTTATTTTTTCATGCAAATTCTATTGTTGCAGTTATTTATGTATTAGTTGCTTATGAACTTTTACGTCGTAGTTCACAAAAAAATGGAAAAGTTATTTTGAAAGAATATAAACCTCACAGAAATCCTACTAAAAACCATAATAATGGAATTGCTAACCCAAATTCAATTTTTAATCCTTCAAAAAACAATGGAACATTTGATAGTTCTCTTGTTTTAGAAAATATGGTTCCTAATATGAACAATTCTAATATGATGAATCCCGATTTAAATAATATACCTATTATTACTAGTTCTGCTATTAAAAAATCTACTATAATGAATTCTAATATACCTAATATTACTAGTGTTCCATTTCAAAATACTTTAAATGCTGGTGATTTAGAAATTACTAGTGTTAAAAATATACCACCTACAATTACTCCTTCAATTATTGGTAATACTTCTTATACTCAAAGTGATTTTAAACCTATTTTAGAAATTTTGAAATCATATTCAAGTTCTATAATTACATAATTATTTTTTAAAAATCCATAATATCAAACCAACAATAAATGGAATAAAAAGAAAAGTTATTATCATAACCATTGTATGTGAAATATCTTTTAATAAATAATCATTGTTAATTTTAATATTTTTTAATACAGATATAAACAAAAGTGTTAATATTATTACTACAATTATTGGAGCTATAACATTCGTTTTTATTAAAAAATTACCAATAACTTTAGAAATAAATGTTAAAAAATCAGTAACATCAAAAGTAAAATTTTCTAATGAACCATCCATTCCAATGGTTAAAGCAAATATTAAGAAACCTAAAAATAATATAAATCCTGCAAAAATCCATTCATTAAAATTACCATAAGAAAATATAATAAATGCTATAAAAGCAAAATATAACAATGTAAATATAATTGAATATTGCTGGTCTGTACCTTCCATTTTTTCTAATACGGCAACTTTATAAATCATTGGAATACCAAACCAAGATGCAATTATAATTGCTGCAAAAAAGAAAAAATGTTGACAAAATTCAGCAAATGAAGAATTTTGAATATCTTGTATCAAATTACTATCGAATGGTACTTGAGCATAAGTACTTTTTTCAATACTATCTCCTGTAGGACTACATTTTATGTAAATTTGGTCATTAGGAGAGCTATTAGAAGTAGTAGAACTAGAGCTAGAACTAGAACTAGAACTAGAAATACTAGCTAATGTTTGATTAATACTTTGTGAGAGTGTAGTAGGTTGAATATTTGTTGAAGTATTATTGTTTTTTCTTTTACTGTATATATTTTTTTCACCACCTTTTGTTGGATATTTAGAAAATAATGGAGTAGGTAATTGGTCAGGTGTAGTTTTTAAACTTTGTAAAAAAGTTATTAATTTTGTATTAGTACCAATAGTTATAGGATTTGTAAAAACAATAACTAAACCACCTTTATCATCTAAATAAATAATACAATCATTAATTGATGGTATAGTTCCATCTCTTAATGGGTCTATTATAATAGAACTTTGTTTATTTTTATTTGCATTATCAGAATAATTAAAAGAACCATTACTATTTATTATTAATTTATTAAAGATATTAGTAATAGAACCATTTTTATCGTCTGTTCCTGAACCGTTTGGTACATTTACTAATAAATAACATAAATATACATTTTGTGTTCCTGAATTTGTAGTTCCAGTAGCAGAAATAACCATTTCTGCTAATATTTTTCCATAATATTGTCCATTAAAATCTGTTATTCCTTTTATATTATCATGTATAATTGCAAAAAATTGGATAGCAGTACCTTTATTAGATACAGTAAAACGAGTACTATCGGGTTTAATATAATCAAGTGTTATTCCATTAGAAAAGCCTATTTTGTAATATTTATCTGAACTTAAAGATTGAATATCAGTTTGAACAATATCAACATTTGCTAAATTGTATGTAAAACCATTTTCATCTGCATTTAATAAAATATCTCCATTATTGAATGACATTATTTATATAATATATGTAAATTTATATTATATATTAATTTTATTTTTATTTTACCATAACAATTGATCTGCTAACCATCCTCTCGACCATTTTATGTGACGGTCTTTTTCATGCCGTTGTTTATATAATTTTCTACGATTATTCGCATATTGTAAACCTTTTTCTTTAATAAAAGTTGGATAATCCATATATCCGATTGCTCCTACAGATGCAATTTTTTCACCTTTTTTAAATACATCTATTTTTTTGTCTTTACTAGTAGAAGGTTTTACTGTAACACCAATTTTTCTAGCTCGTTCTCGTGTATAATTTGTTATACTATACATTATAATATCTCTATTATAAAATATTATAATATTTAAAAAATATTAAAAGGGTAAATATTGCAATAAACTATTATCATAAACTGTAACTTTAAAATTGCCGTTATACCCTTTTACAAAAACCATATCTCCATTACTCAAAGAATCACAACCATATTCATTGGTACAACTACGATTTTGAAATATTACTGGTAATTTTGTATTCAAAGTTCCTGTGTTTGATATAGTATAATATTGCCATTTATCTCTAGATGTCATTGTTCTTCTTCCCATTAACGGAAGAATTATACTTTCGGAGCTATTATCTTTTTTTTCTAATATTCCTAATTGTTCATATTGTGTTCCTAAACCTTGTGTTTCTATATTTATTGGAATTCTGTTTCTACCATATTCTCTATTATTTGGGTAAATATAACTAGTAGCATCTTGTAAAGGCGGTGCATAAGGATCATTAAAAGAATCTTTTTTCAATATTGTTGGGTTATAAGAAGGTATAATAGAAGGTGTTGGATTATTGATTAAATATATTTTAGAATCATTATTCATATTTTTTAAAAATTGTGTATAAAATATGTAAATTATTAAAACAACGACTGTAAATAATAAAAATAATGTCATATCTTCAATACAAATTATACCAGGAACACATTTTTTACCCATTGAAAATATTTTATATATATTATTCATATTTAGTTAGTCTAAAACTACAATTATGGCCAAGGAGAAAATACATATCCAAGTTTTTCACCACCTCCAATCATGTCTGAAATACCTTGTGCTAATGGATGTATAATTCTTCCATCCATTGGTGTGATATCGCTAGCAAAATCTAGAGCAACATCTATCAATACTTGTGGTTTTAATCTTTTACATACAAAACATTTTTCTCTAATAGATTTTGGATAATGAATAATATGAAATTTAGAATATTTGTAAATTTTTTGGTCTATTTTTTCAAGAAAAGCAGAAAATTTATCTATTAAAGGTTCTAGATTAATAATACCTATTTTTATTAATATCCATATTATTATTCTTACAGGTATGTATAATATTTCAAATATTATATTTAATAGATAATATAAAATACATTGTTTGAAATTACCTAAAAGTTCAATAAAACAAATAATATTTGTTCCACTAAATACGACAACGGTAATTACCCATGCTATCATATCATTAAGAAAAAAGAATGAACCTTCGACTACACCAACAAATTCTTCTCCAACACCTTTAATTATTCCACCTATACCTTCTCCTAAAAATTTAAAACGTTTTCCTAATTCTTTGAAAAAATTACCGGCTTTACTTGCTAATCCATCAGCTCCACCCATTATATAATATTCTATTACTTTATTTAGATAATTTTATATTTATGTAAAAATATTCGTGTCTTGGTTGGTTGTTTATATTTAGTTAAAATGATTAAAAATGATTTTTTCTATATAATATACTATCAATAATGGATATTCTTTATTATAGCAATTATTGTAAACATTCTCAAAAAACATTACAAGTTTTAGTAAAGGGTAATATTACAGATAAAATAAGTTTTATTTGTATCGATAAAAGAGTTGTTGAACCTAGTACTAATCAAACATATATTGTATTAGAAAATGGTTCTAAAGTTGTTTTACCTCCTAATATTCATAGTGTTCCTTCTTTATTGTTAGTGAACAAAAACTATAAAGTTATTTTAGGTGATGATATTATAAAACATTATCATCCGGAAATAAAAAATAAAAATGATCAAGCAAATAAATATGATGGAGAACCTAGTGGATTTTTATTAAACACATCTAATGGTGGAACAAATATTGTTTCTGAACAATATACATTATATGATATGTCTCCTGAAGAATTAAGTGCAAAAGGTAAGGGTAATAATAGACAAATGTATAATTATGTTTCTGCTTTAGAAGAAATTAATCTTATACAAACACCTGCTGATACTTATCGTCCTGATAAATTATCTAATAGTATAACAATAGATACCTTACAACAGCAACGTTTAGATGAAGTGGCACAAATTGTTCCAAAACAGCCCTTTATTTAATAATTTAATATTATAACTACAAAATCATATATTTTTATTTTATATTAATATAAATATAAAACTTTAATAATTAAAAATAAATTATGAATAACAGAACAATAATTTTAAAAAGTTTTAATACACATTTTTTTGACTTTTTGAACGATTTATCTAATATTTTAATAAATAACAATGAAATTAATCAAACTAAAATATTTTTTGAAACAGTTAAGAAGGCAAATCCAACTATAATTATTAAAGGTTGGTATAGTTTTGTTTATATTCCTTATAAAGAGATTGTTGAAAAAGGAGATTGTCGTTTTTTTTTAGAAAAAAACTATGAAAATGATATATTGAATTTTCATAATTCTAAACAAATCATGGAAGGTATTAATAGAATTAGAGAACCTATAAAAAATATGACTATTGAAAATCAAGAACAATCTATGGATTATATTAAAAATTTGTCTAAGTTATCTCTTATTTATAATAATTTAACAGAATAATATATAACTAATATTTAGATATTTAATATGGATACTATATTAAATATATTTAATGATAAAAAAAAGGAATCAGAAAATTCAAAAGAATCAGAAAATTCAAAAGAATCAGAAAATTCAGAAGAATCAAAAAAATCAGAAAATTCAACAGAAAAAGAAAATATTACTGAATCTCTAGAAACTCGTTCTTCAAACACCGATAATGATTTATCAATTAATTTAGAATTAGGAGATATTATTGAGATAATTGCACCTACAAATTCAGATATTGATGAAATGACATTTATTATTACTTATGTTGATAATGAAAAAATAAATATGGTAAATGTTACTAATTATCAAAATTATAAACTTACGATTACTTCTGAAGGTTTTTTTACAGATGAATCTATTACACAAATCAATATTTTAAGTCGAAGTAAAGAAAAGGGATATGCGCGTCAAAATAATTTGTTACCTCATACTTGGATTGATATTTTCTTTGGTGGAGATATACCTGCTATTATTACCGGTGAAATTACTAATTTAGAAGGTGATATGATTGAAATTACTACTTTTCCTGAATTAAATGTTATTTATATCAATTTCGGTTATAAAGGTATCCCTGAAAATATTCCTATAAATAAAATTAGTATAAGACCTAAACCTGTTTCTGTTACTGTTGGTACATTGTCTTTATTACGTGGTGTTACAGAATCAGAAAATTTTGAAGATGAACTTTCTGAGAAAGAAGCTTCTATTGAATTTACAGATTCCGGTGAATCTATTATTCATGTTTCTAAAGATATTGCTGCTGAACCTAGTATTCGTGACCAATTACACGAACTTTATATGGATTCTAATGAAATTATTTTTGGAGAGAAATTAGGAGAAATATATCAACTTGTAGAAATACCGGAACAAAATCAACGTTATGGTGTTGATATGCAAGTTAATGATATGATGGATGAATTATTATCAACTATACCTAATGTACAACGTACTAAAAATGTTTTGGATAATATTCGATTGTTGATTGAACGTTATAAACAACTTCGATTACACTATTCTAAATTTGATAAAAATGGTAATGTTTATGATGTTAAATCTTTTGGTGCTTCACATAAACCTTTAATAGAAAATTTAAAACATTTGAACAAAAAATTATTATGGATAGTACCTGTTGTTGCAAACCGTCGTAAATTATATAATATTGATATTATGTTAGATTCAAATGATGTTGCATTAGAAGATTTATCAACTTCTTTAAAAGAATTGGAAAAAAGACAATTGGATTATTATAAAAATAATTCAAAAACGCCATTGTTAGAATATAATAATATTTGTGAATATGTTCAAGATTTTTTAACACCATTTAATTCTCCTGTTTATAATTCATCTTATTTAGATACTGTTTCTGTAGAAGAAAATATAGATTCTATTGTTTCTAATCTAGAAAATTTTTATACAACTGTTTTTGCAAAATCTTCTATTATTAGAAAACAGTATCTTATTCAAAGGTACAATTTGGGTTTTGATGGCTTTACTAATGAAAATTTGAATAAAATTTATTTCAGAAAAAATATTACAAATAATGATTCAATGACCATACGTTCTCTACTTATGTTACCTGAACCGGTTATTCGATATTCAACCATTCATTTACCTTCAACAAATTTGTTAGAAAAATCGAATTTAGGACATCAATCTTTTTTATTATTCCTTTTTTTAAAAAAAAAATTGGAAATTGATTCTCATAATATTGAGAATTTTTCTAAAGAATTAAATTACGAAAAAATAGAAAAAGACATAGGTAAATCTGTATTTTCTAATGTAAATGAATTTTTTACTAATAATGAATTGACTGACGAAGATAAATATCAAAAATTTTTAGAAACAATAATCCCTAAAACAAGATTTTTAATTCGTTTAATCCACAAATATTTGAACAATCGTTTGTCATTTTTAGACGTAGTTAAAAAATTAGAAGCTTTTTCTATTTATCCTGAAGATATTACATACAAACAATATTTAGAAATTCGATATCTTATTAAAGAAAGAATAGAAGAAATTAAAGTAGAAATTGAAAAACGTTCTATTGAATTTAATGTTTTAAGAAATGCTAGATATACAATAAATAAAGTACCAAATCATCTTTTGATTTTTTTGAATGATAATAAAAAATATTCTGATTCTTTTTTCAAAGCGTATGATTTTTTAAAAGATTATAAAAAAGAAAATGGCCATCTTTTAGAAATTGAAATGTTGAATAAAATGATAGAAATTGATTGTGGAAATCTCTATACAAATATGGTTCGTTCTATATTAATTTCATTAATAACTCCTAGTCAATTATTAGACGTTTTATCTGAACCAAATATTGATGACACTAGTGAAATAGATAAAATTAAACCTTCTGATTGTTCTCGTAAGTACTTAGCAAAACGTTATACAAGTATTGCTTCTTTACAAAAAGATAATACTTTTGAAGATGTTTATTTTGATAAAGATTTGGATGATACACTTTATTCTATTATTGATAAATATTCAAAAGAGAAAAAAGAGATGAATCCAGAACTTTTTAAAGAATTTTTAGTAAAAGTATTAGTAGATAAACATGATTGTCCACCAAATATGGCAAATGAATTAGCGGATACATTGATTTTAGGTAAAAAATTAGTCATTGACGGTCATTATGCAATGTTAGAAATTACATCAAAAATATCGGAAAAAATGTATGATAATAATCAAGAACATTCTATAAAAATCAAATTTCCAGAAATCAATTATTATCGTCGTATAAAAAATAATTGGGTAAAAGATAATGATATTGAAGAAAATTCGTTTTTAGATACAAGTTCTCTCTTTTGTAATATTAGTGAAAAATGTTATAGTAATAAAATTAAAGCATCTTCTACTTGTGAATCATTAGATGAAACAGCTGAACGTATGAAAAAAATTGCACAAAAAAAATTAATGAATGAATTTGATAGACGTTATGATGTAAATGTTGAAGAAATAGAAACAACATTAGAAGATGTAATTAATTCAAATTTGATATATCTTAAAAAACAATTTGATTTACGTGAAATACAAATGTATAAATATTCAAGATTGGCTTATTCGATTGGTAATATGGCTTTGAATAATGAATTAATACAATCCCCACATATGAAATTACGTGATTTTATACTCGGTCAAGAAGATTTTTCAAAGAAACAAATCGATATTTGTAAATTTTTTGATTTATTTTGTAGAGAACCATTAGTAGAACAACAAAATGAAGAAATGTATTGGAAATATTGTAAAGATACAAATACAAAATTATTACCTGCATCAATACTCGAATTAGCAAAAACATTTGTTACTGGAATGGATTATACCAAAAAATTGGCTGAAGTTTGTAGAAATTATGGTATTATTAGTGATGATGGTGATTCAATAGTAGATAAATATAGCGGATTTGTTTTAAGAAAAATAGATTTTTCTTCTGAAGAAGGTTTCGATGAAGCAGGTTATCGTGTTACAACAAATGATATTATGGAACAAGATTTAGGTGCAATTATTATTGATGTTAATAAAAAAAATATTGAAAAACGTGTGTTTGAAAATGAATCAACAGAAACTATTTATCATGTTATTTCAACATTATGTCATAGTATAGATATTCCTATTGAGTCCGTAGATGAATTTGTTTTACAAAATTCAATAGACATGTTTGATAAAATTATTTATACAGAAGCTTCTTATCAAAAAAAATCAGACAAACAATTAAAAGATAAGGGTAAACCTTTACAACCTTATAAAAATTATCGTGATGAAACTCGACTTACTATTATTTCTTGTAATTTTTTTATTGCTATACAAGTAGCAGTACCTTCTTTTTCAGTAAAAAAAACATTTCCTGGTTGTATTCGTTCTTTTAGTGGGTTTCCTTTGACTGGTGTTGAAGATTTGACAGGAATACAATACATGGCTTGTATTTTAACAAAAATATCTAGTTCTATCGGTATTTGGGAATCTATTAAAAAATACAAATCAGAAGTTCTTGTGAAACGTATGAAAGATATTTTTGATAATTTTATTATGAAACGTAATGATATTATAGAATTGTATGCAAAAAAAAGGGAATATATGTTTTTAAATCCTGAACTTATTTCTGTTGGAGAACACAGTATTACAAAATGGTTACAATTTTTACCTCCTCTTGTTAGTATTTCATTATCTAAATCTTTACAAAATGTTTCTAGTGATTTTGAAAATGATTTAAAAAGTATTATACGTAACGGAGCAAATATAAATAATTATAAACAAGATGAACAAATATCTGTTATTAAAAGTAAAATTTTGTTTTTTGGATATGGTATTATTGAAGTCATTCAGGATATTGTAAAGAAAAAAGATACATTATTAAAAACATCTGGGAATGTTCCATTTTTAGAAAATGCTTGTTGTAATCAATCTTTAGAATTGACACATCCTATAAAATATTTTAATGAAGAAGATAAACAAATCGCTTTATATATTCGAAATGTTTCACAATTAATACGTATTTTACAATTTTCAAAAGATTTGGCAAAAGCACCATTTTTTTATCATCCAGGTTTTACAGGATTTCAAAATTCTGTGATTCTATCTAACAATTTAGATAATCGAGATTTGATTTATTCCGCAATTATTCATTATTGTAACTTAGACAAAGATTTACCTATCCCTGAAAAATTTAAAGAAATTTGTAATGAAAAAATAGAAGGTTATGAATCAAAATGGTCATTAGAAGAAAAAATAGAATTCTTTAAGAAGAATGCACAACAATATCGTGTTGATGATTTGTTACGATTGATGAATATAGTAAATGTAAATAATATTGTAAATGTTTCTCAACCTCCTATTTTTAATAAAATAGATGTTACAAAAGAAGTTATTGAACATTTAGATTTAGAAAACTCTAAAATAGTCGATGAACCATTACGTAAACTTTTATTAAAATTATTGGATTCATATAAACCAAAAACAATGTCTTATGAGATTTCGAATGATTTGAATGATTTAAAAAATTATTTGATAAAAGCAAACAAAGATATGTATCGTGAAATTATTGACTTTTTTGGACGTTATGGTAATTTGTCTGACCGTAAATATAATCAACTACATGATTTTTTGAAAAATATATGTGTTTGGAAAATAGATAAACCATTAAAAGATACAAAACAATATTATGATACGGGACTTTATACTATTTTTCAATTTATACAAAATGCTGTTCAATCTATGAGTATAACTTACCCTAATATTTTATTGAATGATGTTGGATTTTATAAACAAGTTCATAATCATTGGGGATTTTCTATAAATCATAATAAAATACTTTCTCAGTTTATTTCAAAATATTATGAGAAATTAGAACAATTCAAAGAAGACCGTATTATTTATCGTTTATTGATGGATATTACAAATAGATTGAAAAATTTAAATATGTTTTTACAAAATTTACCAATCACTACAGAAATAGTAAAAAATTTTGATGGAGTAGTAGAAGGAGACCCTATTCGTAATTTTTATCTTTTATTTGATAAATCTACAATATTTCTGATTTTTTCTTATTGTTTTTATTCCGTATTGTATGAATATATTGATTGTACTAATGATTCTGATTTATTACGTGCTGACGTAGAAGATATTAAAACATCAAAACGTGAAGAATTAAAAAATATCTCAGATATTGCTAGTCAAATAAATTCAGGAATTAGAGAAGATGATGGTATGAATGAAGTTGATATTCGTATTGGTAATACTGAAGAATTGAAAATACGTGTGGCTGCATTATTGCTTTCATTTTTAGATATTGAAGAAGAGAATAAAGATACGATTGATTTTACATATGAAGATATTCAACAAAAAGTTCGTAGAAACAAAGATATTGAGCGTCGTAGTATTATCGACCGATTGACTAAAATGAGCATAGAACAACGGAGAGTAGAAGATTCTTTGAAAAAATATAGATTGGAACATTGGAATGTAGGACAACAACGTGGATTATATGAGTATGATAAAGAAACGTTTGACCGTGAAATAGAGAACTTGATGTTTGATAATGAAGAAAATTTAGAACAATTAAATGTTATAGATGCTTTAGAAGCTGATGACTTAAATAATAATGAAAGAGCCGAACAGGATAATTTAGATGTAATTGATTATGGACGTGGTGTTAATATTGCAGGTATTCATATTGATGATGGTAATTACGATGGTGATTATTATTATAACGATGATGAAGAGGGGGATTTTCGTGATGACTAATGTAGGGAACCGTAGGTTCCCCTTTAGGGAAACCAATGGTTTCCCCTAAGACCCCTTCCTTTATAAAAAAAATTATGATTATATTATAACAAATAATATAATAAAAATAATATAAGATGGCCTTTAAAAATATTTTGAAACGGTATGTATTAAATTTTTCTATTTTTCTTTTTATTATTTTATTTACAATTATTCATATTATAAGACCTAGTTTAGTTTATAACAAAGATGGTAGTTATCGACAATTTGGTGTAGGATATCGTGAAAAAACAATTATAAGTATTTTGGTTGTTTCTATTGTATTGGCTATTTTTTGTTATATATTTGTTCATTTATTAGCTTATTCTGTATAAGACCTTCTATTTATAACTCTTAATCTAATATTTTCTGGTTCTCTATCCTCATTTGTATTAAAAATAAAATATAAACATTTTCTAATTTCAATACCTACTATTGAACCTCCTATTACCCCTACTCCGAAAACTAATGTATTGAGAATCGCATTGCTTATTAATAAACTAATTATAGGTTCCATTTAAAGTATTGTTATTTTGAATTGAATTTTAAATTTTTAAAATTCAA